AACGATATTAGTAAAATATTTGCGGACTATTCAAATTCGTTCACGATTCCGGCGTCACAAAACAACAATGAAATTTTCAAATATTGGTACGAAAATAGTCTTGAAGACGCATTCAATCAATTAATTCGTTACGACGGATATATTGAAATTGACACGATTATTTTTAGAATTGGAAAATGGCAATTGGAATCGGCGTCCGTAAAAGACAACAAGATTGAAAATTATAAAATCACTTTTTATGGTGATTTATTGTCGTTGACTGATAAATTCGGCGAAGACAAATTGAAAGACGTTGAAACTTTAAACGATTATACTTTCAATTATTCGGGATCTTCGGTGAAAAATAAAGTAATAAGCGCAACTGCGGAAGACGTAATGTTTCCGCTTATAACTTCCGACCGAGTTTGGGAAACAACCGGAGTTTCAAACACTAATATTGCAAGTCCGGCGGGTGCTATTTTGCACACGGATTTATTCCCAGCAATGAAAGTGAGCAAAGTGCTTGAAGCGATTGAATCAAAATATGGATTGACTTTTAATAGTACGTTTTTAAGTGACGAACGTTTTCAAAGTGCATATATTTGGTTTAAAAATAACGAAGCGCGTTCATTGAATTTTATTTCAATACCGAATCGAATTACATTGACCAACAATCAAAACGGGTGGTTTAATATTGCAAACAATCAAATTCAAATTGTTCGATTCTTTGACGGAAATGCGCAACTTTACAACGCGCAATTCAATTTAAACATTACGTTTTCGGGAAGTACAAATTCAGTAATTCGAGTTTATAAAAACGGAATATTATTTACAAGTGTTTCAAATACCGGAACGACTGCGAGTTTCAATATTAATCAATCAATGGGAATTGGTTTGTATTATTTTGAAATACAAACGTCAACTTCGGTGACTTATTCATATACTTACAACGCCAAGCGTTATGCTTATAGTTCAAGCGGTGGGACAACTGAAATCACTTTCATAACTGGAAGCGGAAGTAGTTCGGCAATTCCAAACATTGATTTAACAAACAATGCGCCGGACATTAAAGTTTCGGATTTTTTCAGCGGGATTTTAAAAATGTTCAACTTGGTTGCGTATAGCACCGACGGCGTGAATTATATAATTGAACAATTGGAAAATTGGTACTATCTTGGGCAAATAAAAGATTTCAGCGGATATACTACAACGGAAGCAACATTTGAAAGAATCAAACCTTTCAAGAAAATTGAATTCAATTATAAAAAATGCGAATCATTAATGAATCGCGGTTTCTTCAATTCGTACAATCGCGAGTTTGGAAATCTTAATTATTCATTTACAAGTAACGACGGAAGCGATTATAAAATTGAATTGCCGTTTGACAATATGTTGTTCACACCGATTTCGTTTCTTGGTTATGCTTTGAAATTAGATTTCACACCATACAAGCCAAATCCAACAATTATGTATTTCAATGGATTGCGTGACCGAGGTTATTATTTCAACGACGGATCAACAACGGGTCAATTATTAAACTTGAATATGTTTTCAAGTGACATGGAAGATTCTTCGGACAACAACGAAAGAAACACTTTAAATTGGGGCGCTGAAAATTCAAGCATTTATGGTGGCGTAATTTCAAATACATTATTTAATAATTATTATTTGAATTATTTAACAAACATTTATGAATTAAAATCGCGATTGGTAAAAGTCAAAATGCGTTTGCCTTATTTGGAATTGTTGAATTTGAAATTAAATGACCGAATTATAATTCGTGACAAACGTTATATCATAAACCAATTTACAACGGATTTGACAACCTTTGAAAGTGACTTTGAATTGATTCAAGATTTTAGAAGTGCGGATTTTGACAATAGTACTTTAAGAATTACGGACAATCAACCAAAAACAATTGCAATTCCGACGACATCGAAAGAAACTTTGACTTGGTCGGTTGATTACGATTCCGAAGGGCTTGTCACTGGGTTGAATAATTTAGGAACATCAATTGAAATTCAAATCAAAGAAAATGTTAGCGGTATTGAACGCAATGCCGGAATAAAAAGCGACAAAGGGGATTTAATTATAATCATTCAAAATGGATAATTTAATGGAATTGCTAAAATTAGCACAAAATTTTCAAGCAAATGAAGTCATTTCAATTGCAAAGGGGAAATATCAATTTCCAAAAAATATAAAAGGAATTATTAAAAAGGCGAAACAATGGCAATTGAAAAGGTAATTGACGTAAAGATACAAAGTGAACAAGCCGAAGGCGCGGTCAAATCATTAAGAACGCAATTTCGCGAAGCACAACAAGACGTTGCGGAATTAAGCGCGAAATTCGGTGCAACCTCAAAAGAAGCGGTCGAAGCGGCGAAACGTGCGGGGGAATTAAAAGACCGAATAGGCGACGCAAAAGCATTGACCGACGCATTCAATCCCGACGCAAAATTCAAATCTTTGACATCGTCTTTGTCCGGTGTTGCCGGTGGGTTTACAGCCGTACAAGGTGCAATTGGTTTAATGGGCGTTGAATCCGAATCCGTAGAAAAAACACTTTTAAAAGTTCAAAGCGCAATGGCGTTGTCAACTGGGTTGCAACAACTTGGTGAAAGTGCCGACGCATTCAAACAATTAAAAGCCGTTGCGATTAATGCTTTAAACGGAATAAAAGCCGCAATTGGGTCAACCGGAATTGGTTTGCTTGTTGTTGCGCTTGGTGCGGTCTATGCATATTGGGACGACATCAAAGAAGTGATTGGCGGGGTGTCCGAAGAACAAAAAGAATTGAACAAATTAAGTCAATCAAACCTTGACGCGGAAAAAGGAAAACTTGACGCGATAGGAAGCCAAGACAATATTTTAAAACTGCAAGGAAAATCCGAAAAGGATATTTTGAAAATGAAAATTGCACAAACCGACCAAACAATAAAAGCCGGTGAAATCAATCTTCAAAATCAAATTGTCACAAACAAATTGGCACTTGACGCAGAAAAAAGAAATTATAAACTTTTGCGTTCGGTTTTAGATTTTTTGACAATTCCAATAAGCACAATATATCAAATGGGCGCGAAAGCAATCAATGGTGTTATTGAATTGGTAAACAAAATTCCTGGCGTAAATATTGAAGCGCGAATTGACGAAAAACTAATTGAAAAAGGAAAAGACTCTTTGGCAAAATTAATTTTTGATCCAAAAGAAACCGAAGAAGAAGGAAAAAAAGTTGTTGCCGAGCAAAAAAAATATTTGAAAAAACTTGAAAATGATAAGGCGGGTTTACAATTACAAGTAAAAACAATTGACCAAAAAGCAAGTGACGACGCCCAAGCAAAAGCGGACGAAAAAGCCAAGAAAGCGGAAGAAGCAAATCAAAAAGAATTGGACGAATTGCAAAAGCAAAAAGACGCTTTGAAAGCAATCGAAGAAAAACACGCAAAAGACATTGAAGATTTGAGCGCAAAGACCGAGCGTGAAAAATTAGAACTTCAAGCCGAACGCGACATGGCGGAATTGGACCAAATTAAATTGTCCGAAGAAGAAAAGCAAAAAGCACGTCAAGAAATAATAGACAAATATAAAATTTTAGGCAAAGAACTTGACCAAAAAGAAGCGGAAGAAAAAACGACCAAAGATTTGGAAGACAAACAAAAGGAGTTTGAAGACCAAACTTTGACGTTTGAAGAACGTCGTCAATTGCTTGACGAACAATCAAAAATGATTGACGAAGGATTTTTCAAATCGGAAGAAGAACGCACAAAGTCAAAAGACGAAAACGCAAAAGCGCGAATAGAACTTGACAAATTGGAAACTGAATCCAAACAAGCGCAACTTGAAGGAATAGGCAATGCACTTATGGCAATGTCAGCGATTGCCGGTGAATCAACAAGTGCCGGAAAAGCACTTGCGGTCGCGTCAACTGCAATTTCGACTTATTCAACCGCACAAAAAGCGTATGAATCGGCATTCCTTCCAGTACCAACGATTTCGTCACCGGCACTTGGGGCGGTGTTTGCGAGTGTTGCGGTTGCGGGTGGGTTAATGAACATTAAAAAAATATTGTCAGTAAAAACACCAAGCGGAAAAGGGAGTGCGGTTTCAGCACCTTCAATTTCTGCAAGTGGTGGCGGTGGCGGCGCACCTTCCGCACCTCAATTCAATATGGTTGGAAATAGCGGAACAAATCAATTGGCAACTTCACTTGGTAGCGCAATGCAACAAAACCCAGTCCAAGCGTATGTCGTTGCAAGTGACGTCACAACTGCGCAATCTTTGAATCGAAATATAATTCAAAACGCCACGTTCGGATAAAAAAAGTTTATAACAAATTAAAATTTTAAATTATATATATATGTTACCAACCTATGAAATAGTATTTGAAGAAGGAAAAGTTGACGGCGTGTTTGGAATTTCACTTGTTGAAGATCCGGCAATTCAATCGAATTTCATTGCATTAAGCAAACAACAAAAAATTCAATTGTCAACAATTGACAATGAAAAAAGAATTTTGCTTGGTGCGGTTTTAGTTCCCGATTTGCCAATATACCGAAATCAAAATGGAATGGAATTCAACATTGTATTTTCTGCGGACACGATTCGCAAATCAATGGAAAACTTTTTTAAACAATCGTATCAACAAAATTCCTCATTGGAACACGACAAAGAAATTGACGGCGTGACATTTGTTGAATCTTGGATAAAAGAAGACGACGTTCACGACAAGTCGGTTGCTTATGGAATCAATGAGCCGAACGGCACTTGGTTTGCAACTATGAAAGTTGACAACGACGAAATTTGGAATGACTATGTGAAAACGGGTCAAGTGAAAGGATTTTCAATTGACGGAATGTTTGATTTGGAAAAAATTAATTTAAACACTGATATGAATTTAGAATCAATCACAAATGCAATCAAAGAAGGATTTGAAGCAATTTTAAGCAACAAACAAGAAGTTGTTGTTGTTGAATTAGCACAAATCAAATTGATTGACGGGGTGACCATTTTAGAAGCTGAATCATTTGAAGCCGGAATGCCGGTTTTTGTGGTTGCTGAAAATGGTGACAAAGTTCCAGCGCCAATTGGCGAACACGAACTTGAAGACGGAAAAATTTTAGTAATCACCGAAGAAGGTATGATTGCTGAAATTAAAGAAAAAGTTGTTGAAGACGTAGCCGAAGAAACTGCGGACGTTGAAATGAATGCGGAAGACACACAAAAATTCGTTGATATGATTCGCGAAATGTTCACGCAATTTTCAAAACACGTTGCAAACGAAATTGACGCAATCAAAATTGAAATGAAAGCGGAAATCGAAAGTGCAAAATCAACAAAAGAAATCAAACCAAGCGCAAAAGTTACACCGGAAATCAAAAACGAAGTGACAATTGCAATGAGTAAAAAAGAAAGAATTTTATCAAACATTAAAAATTTGCAATAACAATGGCAACAACAACAACAATTACTTCAAATTATGAAGGAAAAGCGGCGGGTGCAATCATAGGACAAGCATTCAAAGAAATTGACACTATTTCAAAAGGATTGGTGACAATCGCTGAAGACGTAAACTTCAAATTATCATTAAGAAAAATTCAATACACAAACGGAACAACTGCATATTCTTGTGGGTTTACTCCGGCGGGTGCTATTGTATTAAACGAAAACACTTTAGAGCCGAAAAAATTCAAAAACGATCTTGACGTTTGTAAAGAAGATTTCCGCGCAACTTGGTCGGACGGAATTATGGGCGCAAACGCTTCAAATCCAAACGCACCGGCTGACATTATGGAAGCATTGCAAATGGAAGTTTTAGGCGCAATGGCTGAAAAATTAGAGACTGACATGTGGCAAGGTGACGCAACAAACGCGGACGAATTCGACGGATTCATTACTTTGTGGGCTGACGACGCTGACATTATCAAAGGTGGTAACGGATTGACAAACCCAAGTGCGGTTGTTTCGGAATCAAACGTTTTAGATTCTTATTTAAAACCGGCTTTAAATGCAGTTCCTTACGCTTTAAGACGTAAAGAATTAGTAGTTGCAGTTTCACCGGACGTTGCTCAAATGTATGCTTTTAAATTAGCTACTGCGGGAGTTACAAACGGACTTGGAAACACTGATTTCGCTTTGTCAATTGGAAGATACCAAATCCAAGTTGTTAACGGGTTACCGGACAACACTGTTGCCGTTTTCGAAAAGAAAAACCTTGTTTTCGGAACTGGTCTTTTAGCTGATTACAACACTTTCACACTTGTTGACGAAGATTCAATCGGTTTATTAACCGGAAAAGTTCGTGGAAAAGTTGTTTATTCTGCGGGTGTTGGTTACTACAACCCAAGTGAAATCGTTTGGTTAACTTACGAAGACTAATCACAAAATAAAAAACCGCGATTGAAAAGTCGCGGTTTATTAAATTAACTATTAAATTTAAAATATATGTCTTGTTTAGTTTCAAAAGGTCGTTTATTAAATTGTAAAGACCAAAAAGGCGGAATAAAAGCAATTTATTTCGCGAATGGAACTGCCGAAGATTTTGGAATCACAATCGCAACCCACGCCGTTACTTCATTAGGAACTTTGGACGAAGTTTTCAAATACGAAGTAAAAGCAACAACAAACACTTTGACTGAAACCGGTACTTCTTCGGAAGACAACGGAACTTTCTTTGTTGCTCAAGCGTTGGCGGTGACACTTCCTAAATTGTCGGTGGATCTACAAGCACAATGCCAATTGATTTGTGCTGGAAGACCAAGTGTTTTTGTTGAAGATTACAACGGAAACATTGTTTATATGGGTGCTTATAATGGTACTATGTCGAATATGACAAAAGTCAGCGGGGGCGCTGCCGGTGATTTGAGCGGATTCACACTTGCAATCAATGCAGAAGAAAAAGACAATTCACCTTTCTTGGACGGAACTACAAAAACCGCTTTGAAAGCAATCGTTTCAAACGTAGTGGTTTCATAAATTGTTCATTTTTTGTAAAAGACGCACTTCATTTATTTGAGGTGCGTTTTTTTTGTGTTACATTTTGATTTTTTTTGTTATTTTAGTATGGTAGTATTTAACCCAAACGACGAAATTCATTCATTGCGTTGCATTCCAAGAAAGCAATGCGAGGTTGTGGTTTTGAAATTACGCAACGAATTAAAAGATACAATCCAAACGTTTGAAATTCCAGCATTGGAAGACGGCAACTATATGATTTTAGAATTCGAAAAGGTATTTGTTGAAGGCGAATCTTCGGACATTGAAATTTTCGATATTATAGACAATGAATTGTTGTATCGTGGCAAATCTTATGCGACAACGCAAACCGATTTGGAAAATTTCAAACTGACAAAGGGTGTTTTAAAAATATAAAATGGAAAACAATATACAAATTTTACAACTTGCCAATTATGTAAGACCGGAAATCAAAGAAGTTTCGGGCAAAAAGTGGGTGTTGAATGGCGACAAAAATCAATTTTATTATGATATTATAGACGCCTACAACGGATCACCTACAAATTCGGCAATCATTGATTCTTATTCGCAATTCATTTACGGAAAAGGATTGACTTCAAAAGATAAATTAAGACAACCTTCGCAATGGGCGAACGTTATGTCAATGATTTCGAAAAAAGATTTGCGTAAAATCGTTAAAGATTTTCAAATGTTTGGCGAAGCGTCTTTTGAAATTAAATATTTTGACAATAAAATTTCAAAAATTTTCCATTTACCAAAACAATGCGTTGCACCGGAAATCGCAAACGAAGACGGCGAAATTGCTGGGTACTATTTTAGTTATGATTTTAGAAATGTAAACAAATATAAACCACAACGTTTTGACGCATTCGGATATGGCGAACAATTAAAAGGTGAACGAAGCGAAATTTTTGTAATTCACGATTACCAAGTCGGGCAATTCTATTATGCGAATCCTTCTTATGTTTCCGGTCTTCCTTATTCAACATTGGAAGCGGAAATTGCAAACTATTGCGTGAATCACATTCAAAACGGATTGTCATTCGGTCACGTTATAAATATGAATACCGGAGTTCAAATGTCGGAAGACGAAATTCGTCAAAATACTGCGGACATTCGCAAACATTTGACGGGGTCTTCAAATGCTGGTAAATTCTTTTTGAATTGGAACGACAACAAAGATTCGGAAATCACAATTGCGCCGTTGGAAGTTAGCGACGCACATTCACAATATCAATTCTTATCTTCGGAAGCACGTCAACAAATTATGACATCGCACAAATTAACATCACCTATGTTGGTGGGTGTTAAAGAAGGGTCGGGATTTTCTTCAAATGCGGACGAAATCGCGGTTGCGTTTGCTGAATTACTCGAAAAGGTTATAAGACCAAAACAAGAAATTATTTGCGATTCATTGGAAGACGTTTTTTCGGTTAACAATATTACAATTTCCCTTGAATTCTTAAACTTAAATGCAAGTGACGTTGTAGAACAACAAGAAACAAATTTGATTGATTCAAAAGTTTCGTACAATGGTGCGCAAATTGCAAGTGCGGTTGATATTATTGCAAAAGTAAAAGAAGGAATTTTGACGGAAGAACAAGCAATTGTTTTCCTTGTTCAATTCTTAACGCTTCCGGTTGAGGTTGCGAAAGCAATGTTTACAAATCAACCCGCACCAATTCAACAATTGCATTTGCAATGCGGAAATCATTCAAATGAAGACGAATCGGTCTTCAATGAAATTGCGGACGCTTTAATTCAATTGGGTGAAAGCGAAGATTTGGAAAACTACGAATTGATTGACGAGCGTACCCAAGAAGGAATGCCGGAAATAACAGAATTGACTTTGAAATTGGCTTCCGTTCCGACATCGTTTCCAAACGTAACAAGTGAACAAGACAATGACTTGTTTAAAGTACGCTATCAATATGCGCCTTTGAATGCGAGTGCAAATTCACGCGAATTTTGTCGTAAAATGGTAGGTGCTTCAAAAGTATATCGCAAAGAAGACATTTTGTTTGCGTCACAAAACGCAAATATCAATCCAAACTTTGGTCCAAATGGTGCGGACACTTACAATTTATTTTTGTACAAAGGTGGGGTGAATTGTCAGCATTTTTGGTTAAGAAAAATATATTTAAGAAGAAACAACAAATCTATTTCAGTAAGCGAAGCAATTCGAATCATTAACGAATTAGACCCAGCCGACCGAGCGGGGGCAAGATTGCCACAAAATCCAAGTGAGGTTGCGCAAGTTGCCGAAGCGTCCAACAATTATTGGTCATTAGACCCAAATTATAGACAATAAACAATGACAACGATATTATTAAAAGAAGACGAATTGACAAAAAACACCCCTTTGGGTGGGAATATTGACGTTGACAAATACGTTGTGGCAATTGCCGACTTTCAACGCATTAGAGTTGAAGAAGTTTTGGGCGAAACGCTATATAATAAGATTTGCGAAGATTTCGAAAACGACGATTTGGCGGGTGATTATTTAAAATTGTATGAAGATTATTTGAAACCTTACATCATTCACGGATCGGCAATGGAATATTTGCTTTATGGTGCGTATCAAATAAACAACGGGGGTATTTCAAAACACAATCCGGCGGATTCAACGTCAATTGACAAAGTAGAGGTTGACTATTTGGTACAAAATCAACGTTTAAAAATGGAAATGTACGAATCACGTTTGGAACGTTGGCTTTGCAAATATCATTTGCCGGAATATGTGGCAAGTTCAAACAATATTGTGAATCCTTTGAAATCAAAAATGATTTGCGGGAAATGGTATTTAGACAATCCATATTAATATGAAAAGAAAAATTGACAAAAGAACGGAAGAAAACATAAAAAAACTTAAACTATTTTTAAAAAATGCACACACTATTAAACGGAGTTACAACAACGACAACATCGGCAACAAGAAATGTTAATGGTTTACACACCATTACAATCAAAGGTCTAAAAGACTACAAACAATTTGTGAATTTTTACATAAGTATTGACCACGTTCATTTCGTATTGTTCAAAACAATAAACATCGAAGAAAACGTTTTCAGTATTAACGTAGGCGCTTCACACATAAAATGTGAATTTGAAACACAACTTGACGACAACGACCCAGTTTTTGTTCATTTAACATAAACAAAAAATGAAAATTGATTTTGAAATTGCATTTCCAATTTATGAAATTGACAATGTGATAAAAAATGAAATTAGAATTGCGGTTGAAGAATTCAAAGAACGAATCGCAAATGATAATGGAATTTTTGAAGCGGAAAATTGCTTGATTGAACAATTAAAAAATATTTAATATATGAGTTTATTTGATAGTGCATCTTTGGTAGTCACTCCTAACGGTTACAAAGAGGACAAACTTTATTCGATAAAACCTACTGATGGAAGTGGAGATTTAGTAGTAACAAGAGCAACGACTGCAACGAGAGTTAATAGTGACGGACTTATTGAGCAAGTGCCTTATAATTTCGCAC